ATCCGGCAGATCCGTGCGTTGCTGTACGATCAGGGGTTCACCATCAGCGGCGCGCGCCAGCGTATGTCCGGTGATGAAGCCAAAGACGACACCACCCAATACAAGCAATTGATCCGCCAAATGATCTCCGAACTCGAAGATGTGCTGGTGGTTTTGAAGAAATAACTCAGGCTTTTAAAATACTTCCACATTTCAAAAGCTTGCGGTATATTCCTGATCGCTTCGTTGCGAAGCGAACCCAGTAACACGCCTAGTCGGGGCGTAGCGCAGTCCGGTAGCGCACTAGCATGGGGTGCTAGGGGTCGAGTGTTCGAATCACTCCGTCCCGACCATATTTTACAGTGACTTAGCCGAACTCTAGCCAGTTCGGCTTTTTTACGTGCAGGGACTTTTGCGGGGGATCATCCCAACTTCCTCCTCAAGATTGTCAGCGCTGGCCCACGAGAGTCAGTTGCCGACACTTTGTTCGCAGCCTCAATCAAGTGCTGCAACTCCGGGGTAGAATAGTGGCTCGTAATGCTGCCGTTCTTATGCCCCAACAACGCTTTCCGATCCTCCTCCGTCACGCTCGCTGCACGTAGCCTTCTGCCAAAGGTGTGCTTCAAGTCGTGAATCCGGATCGACCTGAATCCGGGATGTGCTGGCGACTGGTGGACCTTCTCCCAACTGTCCGCTGCGCGCACTCTGGCTTTCTTCCAGGCCGAGTCATTCATTCGGTGTATGGCTGTTGGACCGAACTGATCCGGCTGCCCGTACGGAAACACCAAGTCTCGGTGCAGGCCGCGCTGCCCATCAATGATGGACATCGCCACCTTATTCAAGATCACCAGGCGCTCATCTCCGTTCTTTACCCCCGCCTTTTCACTCCGCCCGCCGAATCCGGCAGGTATCAGAAACACGCTGGTGTTCAGGTCCGGCACCCGTATTTCCCAATCCCATCGCAACTTGCACACTTCCTGCTCCCGGCAACCCGTGTTCACCTTATAGAGGGCCATCCTCAACAGGTGGTCGGGCAGCTCAGGGAACAAAAGAGCCTGTTCTTCCCATGACATAGGGTAGGGCTTACGACTCGACTTCTTCTCCTCAAGCATTGATATCATCGGCACACTTTCCAGCCATGGCCGTTTTTCAGCATCGCGCCACTTGCGGTGGCATAGGTTCAAGATCCTGACGACTCGTTGCAGGGCAATGTTCACCGTCCTGTTGGATACGCCTGGCTTGACCTTCCCTTTGTCCGTCTTGCTCGGTCGCTGCCGGTCACGGATGAATGTGGCCAATGTTCCGTCATCGATGTGCGTTACTGGCAGATCCCCGATGTACGGATCAAGCTGTTCGATATGGGAGGCGGAAAGGCCGATCGACGCTTGGTCTTTGAACTCGACCAAGAAACGCGTGGCTGCCTCGCGCCAGGTTCGCACCTGACGCACGCCGTAAATTTTTTCCTGCCGCAGCTTTTCCAGCCGATGAATCAGGTACTGCTCGGCTTCCTCCCTTTCGCTTGCTCCAGTGCTTTCCTGAAGTCGGCTACCTCTGACGACTTTGTCGATGTGCCAAATCCCGTTCCTCTGGTAGAGGCCCGACATTGTTTTTCGCGCCATTGTTTTGCTCCTTGGCGCCCACTGCGGGGCAGATTGTTGTCCTCATTGGCCTGCTTTTCAATTGCCATGGACTCGGCCCAGGAATCTGCCCACCGATCCAACTCGATCCGGTCGAAACCAATGCCCTGTTTCCCAATGGGGAATTCGCGAACGTTGGGCCGCACTGTCTTGTTAAATTCTTCCCGGCACATACCTAGGTACGCAGGCGCAGTTGACGCTCTGAGGAAGCGCGGCGTGGTCTCTTTGGTGGTTGATGCAGTTGACTTGGCCATGGAGTCATCACTGTTCGATAGAGGTCGTTGTTTGCACTGACTTCCTGACGGGAAAGGCCTCGCCCTCCCACTTGCCTGGTTTGCCACGTATCGCACCATGCAGGTCGTACCGGTGGGGGTTCTTGCTGGCGAATAGCTTTTCACACGCCTTTAGCAAGGTGCTTTCATCTTCTATTGCCAACAACTCTTGGCCAGCCGTCGAACCCACCTGAATCCAACCGGATTTATCGCGCCCGTAGTGTTCTGTCTTGAACAAGCGATACCTGTTCCGGTGTCCGGTACCGGGTGAAGAGGTTTCGGTGTTCATGTAGAACGCGACGCCATCAAGGCGCACCCGCAGTACTGTCTTAGCCATCGAGTTCACCACCTTGAAAGTGGTCTGCCAGCACCCTGCGCGCGTCGATGCCGCACGATGCGGACATGGCGTAGATCTGGCCGAAGGTGGTTTCCCGACGCTGCTGGGCATTGCACAGCTCGATCAGGCGCTCGCCCAGTCGTCCGTTGCTGCGGCTCATAGGTCCGAACTCGCGATCGGCGGGAGAGGGGTGACGGCACTTGCCAGCGCGTCCAGCAGTAGGGTTTGGCGATTCTGTCCATCCAGATACTGGCGCACGGCTTGGACGAATACGCTGTTCATACTGCGGTCCGCGGCGTTCGCAGCCGCTTCAATATCAGCGCGCAGGCCGTCAGGCAGGCGCACCACAAACTTGTCGGCGGTGCGGGAATCGTATTGGTTGGTACTCAAGGGTTTCTCCAGGCAAGCCGATAGCCGGCCGCGGTGATGGCTTTCGCAAATATTTGGGTGTGCTCCTGTTTCGCCATGAGGTAGCGAAGAAGTGGCTATAAATTAGCAATGGCTAAATAAATTAGCAAATTGTTTTTTTGAGTTTTAATTTGCTAATTTTCCAGAAGGATAGGGGGGCTTAACTCGTAGTGGCGAAATAATGGTGTCAATTTCTGCAAATCAAGCGCCCGGCTACCTGGCGCTGCTGGAGTTTTAAGATGCAGCTATGGCCCTGACCAAACCCCACCAGCAGCTACGCCGCGACCTGAGGGCGATAGCCTCCAACCTTGAGCAATCCTGTGTCGACTTGGGAAAGCTTGCGGAAAAGCTCAGTGATGCCGACGCCATAGCCCTGATGGGGCTGGTTGGGACGCTCTATGAGGAGGCAGATAGGCTGGTGGGTTATGCGGATGAGGTGAAGGCTGGACAGATAAGCCGGACCGCGGAACAGCGCAAATGACTGCATGGCGACAGCAGAGCTTCTGGAGCAAGGTAAGGGTCTTGGCTTGGCTGGCGTTGCTTATGGTGATTCCTGGTGCTTCCGACGCGGCCGGGCTGGATTGAGCCAATACGGCCGCAAGCGAGTCAATAACGGCCTTTCATGACGGCCCTCCTGGCAACCAGAGGGCATTATTCTAACCAAAGCGACTTTTCAGACAAATACTAGGCTCAAGGCTGCTTTTTGGGGCTGCTTAAATACACGTTTTCCAGCATGTTATGCCTTAACATAAAACTTCTGGCAGCCTGGGTTTGCGCCTTCTGCGGACTTCCATCGCGCTTCTGATAGAGGACAGGGGTTCAGGGTTTAAATCGAAGTTTTTTGACGAGCATATATTTTCACCGGCAACGCTGCACTTTCTAAAAGCTGTCTACACTCACGCCCGGCAACCGCCAAAAAATCACGAGGGAACGACAATGTTTAGTATCACAAGTCTAAATCTTCCTACCGGTTATCAAGCATCGATTTTTGGCGGGCATGCAGGGTCATATGCAGGTAGCATTCCTGTTGGGACGAGAATGGGGCCAGAGGGCTCTGTGTACTTCGTAGCAGTGAACGGACTAGGCACATTTTTTCTGGAAGATGTTGGACAGCAGCCTACAGGGTGGGGAGTACGAGTAAATGGGGGGCAAAATATATGGACGTATCCAGGTGAAGGCGCGGCGGTGATTAGTGTTGGCCAAGATGGGGGAGTCCAAATTACCGGGGGAACCGGACCTGTTGCTGATCACCTGATAACTAATATGGGCGATTGCGGTGTTCTCACTCAACGAATAATTACAGTTGTACAGGATGCTCCCAATATCGCAGCCGCATGGAATGGGGGGAATGCAATGGAGGTCCTATTCAGCATCGGGCTCCCGAGAACATGCATGATCAATATGCAACCTAATTGCTGCCAACAATATGCAGCCATTATGCAAGCAATAAACTTTTCGCAGCCGGGACTCAAGCTTGGAGACGGCCAACTTGGAGGATGGTTTGGCTGCGCACTATGCAAAGCGTTTTATACAGCGATGTTTGCAGCTTTATTTGTTATGTTTATTGCTATTATTTCGTCTACTGGCGGTGGCGCCGCCGCGATAGCTGCTCTGGAAGAGGAGGAAGGTGTGGTGGCGATTGCGAGGATAACTGGAATTAGTATTGGGCGAGTTATACAACTCGCACTTCAAGCCTTCGCAGCAGGCGGCGTTGCGAGCTTTCTGGGAGATTTTGTAGAGCTGATATGCCACGAAGGTGGGTATTGCAGCTAAACGCGTAAAATAAATCAACCCTCCAGTAGGGCAGTGCTCTTCACTTAAAATTGTTGATCTAATCATTAAGCAGCAGCAAATCTGGAATCTCAAAAGGATTCCAGATTCTTATATGCGCTGGAAGGATTCAGGTTTTTCAATTTACAAACGTAAGCGATCCATAACCTACACATTCAATACCACCAGCTGAAGCTGGATGCTGTGCTCCCGATTCCTCTCTGGAGCCAGCCACTATGATGCGACCCGACGCAAAAGTCGAAAAAGTGTACCTCTACCCCAAGCCAGTCGACTACCGAAAATCTATCGATGGTCTGGCCGCCTTGGTCGAGCTGGATATCAAGGTCGCCGTGTTAGATCCGGCAATTTCGACTGTGAAGGATTGCCCTTATTGTGCGGAAACTATCAAGGCGGCCGCTATACGTTGTAGATACTGTGGATCAGACTTGGATTAGCATCCAGCCTCATGATCCTTTTATCCCATACGGTAAATGAGTCGATTGGCGCGTTATACAGTCGGCGACGGGATCGCCTTTCGTATCCTGAACATCGCGGATATCGAGAGCAGCAAAAGAATGTCTTGCCTGCGTAGCGTCCCTTCCTTGCCGTGCGCTGAACGACACTACTACCACAAAGTGGACAGAGGCCTAGCTGCACCCAATCTGAAGCAGGTGGCTTCGGAGGAAGTAAAGCCTGGGCTGCCTCGCGTTCTTTGCGATCCCGAGTGTTAGATCGGCCGCTGAAGAAGGAGTAGAGGGCTATCCCGGCGCCAACGATCAGTAAGAATATGAATCCGCCGGCACCTCCGCCACCTCTTCCTGAGCCTCGTCCGCGCCCAGAGCTTCTGCCACGTCCACCGCCTCCACCGTGCCCGCCTCGAGCAAAAGCCGGTGTGCTTCTGGCGAGCAGTGCGAGCGTCAACAGAGCCCTACGGCTTACGTCCTTTTTGTTCATGCTGGCTCCGTGCCTTATCAGCGGTTTGCTGACTGTACCAACCCACGGTGCCGGTCTCAACGCCCTGCCAATCCGGACGTTCTGGGTGTGTTCCTCGGATGCGCCGTGACCCTATTACATTTTGCTAACGGGCTCATTAGACTGAATGTATCCCTAGTTGACTGCATTGGAGGCGTCAATGGCCCGGCTGAGTAATCCTATACGCGGAGTATCAGATATTCCGAGTTGGTTTTCTTTAAATAACTATGAGTTTTTAGCGGGGCTTGATAGTGCAGGGTGGTATGAGCAGCTGTTTGCAAGGGAACAGCTCTTTCTTATGCTTGGTTTTCGAAAAAATAATAAGATGCAACTTGCTGGGGGGGATTTGGCATATAGGGCTGCCGAAGAGATATGGGGGAAAACAAATATCTCTTTAAAGGATTCCAGTGTTTTGTCTGCTATGTGTGGGCATGATGGTGCGAATGGTCGCGTTAAGTCTGAATATGCCAAGTCCATTCATTCGCTGACTTATAGGCAGTATTTACAGCAGGAAGGACAGATCAGAGATGAAGCAAAGGAAAGGGCTAATCAGTGGTGGGAAAATATAAGTCGTGACGACTTCGGTGTAGGTGGCAGTGATCTAGAACTTGCATATGAAGTTATGGAGTTTATAGATCTGCCACTCTATATGTCACAAAAAAGAACATCGCTACATGCTATAGCGGACGTGGATTTAACGATGCCAGATGCGATTCTGCTTGAGGCTTTTAAAGTGTGGCTTGCAAAGACGAGGGATGATTTCTATCTAGGCTCACCAAAGCAGTATAGGAAAGCAGATTTTGCGTCTTGGGTCAGGCTTGGAGTAGTACCATTTATAGACCTTACTTCTTGGGCTGAAATTACAGGGGTAAGTATTCCTAACAGGTTAATGGCGAACTTGATTTTTCCAACGGGAGATTGCGGGGAGGAAACGATTAGAAAAACAACCGCTCCTATCGCTTTGGAAATGGTTGGGCGGGGAGGGTATTCAGATAGAACTATTCTCGACACATTGTTGGCAGTGGCTGCCCATGAGGCTCGATCAGCGAGCAAAGGTTAATTCGGAAGACTTTGCGTCTTGATTATTTCCGGAAAGAAGATGGCCCTTTTTAGTGCCTTCCAATTACCGATTTTGTGTGAATAATTGGAAACCATCGTAATCGCAGACGCTTCGTTAGGAGTCCGATGGTATGTATAGCGGTTTGAGCAGAGAAGATCATAGGCGGAAAAAACACGGCACGTCGCACACGAGGTTAATTACCGACCTCAATATCTCCATCATCATCTGGGGCTGGCAGCGCATCAAACCGATCGACCATGCCTGGAAATTCCTCTTCCATCATGCGCCGTGTCTCAGGATCCTTAAGTTTCATCCGGAGCCCGATGATCGTCAGTTTTCGCATCAGTTCTTCAGTCGAAATGCCAAGTTTTGCCGCCTCCGTATCGAACTGCTCGGCTTCTTCGGCGCTAAGCTGAATCTCGATTTCCTTAGTGGTCTTTTTCAGTTCCGGCATCAGATCGTAGGCGTCCATTTTCAGAACCCGGGCCAATTTGAGGGCGCCACCCAGGCGGGGTTTGGAGCGACCAGCTTCATATCGGACGATTTGAGGTTGGCTGATGCCGCTTTGTTCGGAAAGATCTTTTTGGGTCAGACCTGCTTCGGAGCGTGCCCATAGGAGGCGTTCAGCAAAAGATCTGGTATCGGTCATGAGCCCTCGAAGCCTTTTAATTACTGTGTTTCATATCACTATATCAGACAACAAATGATCCCCAATGATCAGTATTGACATGTGATATCAAGTGGTATCAAATGATCACAAGTGATCACACGCATATCGATGGGGGTTAAGGATGAGGCAAGAGAAAATTCCGCTGGTGATTCGTTTGCCAATTCAACTGAGGGAGTGGCTGAGCACGAAGTCAGAGGAGAACGGAAGGACAGCGAACGGGGAGGTAGTTTTCCGCTTAAGGAAAATGATGGAGCAGGAGCTTGTTCATGAAAAACAAAAGGCATGAAAAAGCCCCAAGCGCGCCAACGCTTGAGGCCTATGAAGCAGTGAACATTTCTGAGGACATTCACGTGACGAAGCATACCGAAGTAAACGAAAAACTCAATGCTGGCACTATTAAGGAGCCGGTTACCGTTGAGAGCTCATTCACTGCTTGCAACGTCGAGAAGCAGCATCTTTTTGCAGTGCAGCCAAACGTGCCGGTGGTGGATGCTCTCAACCAAGCGTCTTGCATTCTCTACAGCGTGAGGGAGTCGCTGTGTGAGGCCGGAATGGAAACGCTGGTGATATCTTCAAGCCAAGCATGGTTGCTACACATGGCGGTCGAGTCTGCCAAGGCCGCTATCGACTCCGTTACTGAAGGCCTGGAGAAAGCACGATGAACTCTCTCTCCATCCAATCTAAGCAGCTTTCTGTCGATGCTCCACGTTTTCTGCAATCGCAAAACGTGGCGCAACAAATGTCATCGCGAGAAATCGCCGATCTTGTGAGCTCACGCCACGATAGTGTAAAGCGGACTATCGAAAGACTGGTTGAGCGCAAGGTTATTGGTTCTCCACCGGTGGTGGAATATCTTGACGGCTTGGGTCGTAAGGCCAATGAGTACATGGTCTGCAAGCGCGATAGCTTCATCATCGTGGCCCAGCTCAGCCCTGAGTTCACGGCTCGCCTGGTTGACCGCTGGCAAGAGTTGGAGGCTTTGTCAGCCAAGCCCACCTTCGACATTGCCAGCCTGAATGACCCCAAGGTCTTGCTGGCCCTGCTGACCGACAACGTCCGCAAGGTAGTTGCTCTGGAAGCTGACAACACAGAGCTCTCGAAAGAGAACCACGAGTTGGAAATGAAGGTGGAGCAGGACGCACCGAAGGTAGCCTTTCACGACATGGTCGCTGTGTCGCACAAGACCTACAACGCCGCCCAGGCTGCGAAGCTCATAGGAACCGGTCGCACTAGGTTGCTGCAGTTTATGCGACAGAAGGGGTGGATCACTCGATCGAACGAGCCGTACCAGGCGAAGATCGAGGCCGGCCTGCTGGATGTGAAACTCGGTACCTTTGAGCATCCCATCCAGGGCACCATCCCGACGTGTTCGACGTTGATCACCGGCAAGGGACTGACCAAGCTGGAAGCGCTGTGGCGGGAGAGGGACGCCGATCTATTGGCGTCGGAGTGAATTGAGCCCGGCCTAGCGCCGGGCTTTTTTCGAGGGCGGATCGGCGACCCTTGGCCTTATGGGGCAGGGGTAGTTACTGACGCTCATACAGGATGCCCGGCGGGATAAGGGGTGTTAAAGTTTTGCCTCTACTAGAAGGACGAGTCCATGACGCAGGAAGATCAAGCCGTTTCTGAACGCGCTGTGGTATTTGCAAAGCAAAACCGAACCCGTATCGCCCGGGATCTGGCGTGTTTGGATACGTATCCGAGCGATGAGTACCCCGTCTCTGTATTCATGGCTGGGTCGCCAGGAGCGGGTAAAACCGAGGTGTCCAGGGCGTTTATTGGAATGATGCAGGCAGGTGGATCGAACGCGTTACGAATCGACCCCGACGACTTCAGAAACTATTTCCCTGAGTACACGGGTCGAAATTCCAGTCTTTTCCAGCGTGGTGTGACAACATTTGTTGAGCGAACCCTCGATTTGGTTTACCAGCAACGTCAATCGTTCCTGCTGGATGGAACTCTTGCGAATCTTGAAGTGGCGCGACGAAATATCTCGCGAGCCCTTGATAAACAGAACAGGTCTGCCCAAGTCATTTACGTGTACCAGCGTCCTGAGCTTGCGTGGGAATTTGTTCTCGCGAGAGAGAAAAAGGACGGACGGAATATTCCCTGCCCTGAGTTTGTCAGACAGTTTTATGCTGCAAAAATGTCTGTGTGCGCGCTGAAGCGTGAATTCGAGGATGCATTGCAGGTGGATGTGATCATCAAAGACAACGATGGAGGGAACGAGGATATCGGCATTGACCTTTCGGCTGACGAAATTGACGTGTTTGTCAGCCAGCCCTATGATCAAAACGAGCTTGAACGTATTTTGAACGGAGAATCCCAATGAAAGGCGAAAAGGCAGCAGACGCTTCGACGAAGATTCATGGTTCGTCGAAAATGTCTGATTTTTTCCGCCACGGGTCCGTGGAGGAAAGGCGAGCGGTTTATCATATGGCAGCTAGCGCAGCCATTGACGAGCAGAAGGATGTAATCCGCTCAGTGAAGTCTGGCGAATTCCTGAATGTAAAATCTAAGTAACTCCGTATCTTTGTCCCTAAGCCCAGCCTCGCGCTGGGCTTTTTGCATCTGGCTCAAGGCTTTTCAGCGTTGGCCTTCTCAAGCAGTCCAGCAATACCCTCGAGTAGTACTAGGTCTGACTCCCTAAGCCTTCCCTTTGCCGCGGCCCTGGCGAGCTTCTCGATAACAGCAACTGCTCGCGGCGTTGCCTTGTCCTGAAGGGTTTGGTAGGCCGACGCGGCCTCTCGCACCACATCCTGGCGTGTGTATTCACCTTCTATCAATGCCGCGCCTTGCCCATTCGGGTTGACCAGCACACCAGGCGTAAGCCCGATTTTCTGCTCAAGGTTGAGCGCTGCTTTCTCGCCCAGGGAGCGATGCCCATTGAGGATCTGGGACAAATACGACGCGTCTAGATCGTGTTGATCGGCGAAGTCTTTCTGGCTGAGTGGGCCGATGACACGCCGCAGCGCGTCGACCCGAAGAGTTTTGATATCCATAGGCGAATAGTGTCCCTGCGTTAGCAAACAGTAAATTATAAACTGCTATTGCTATTTAAATTAGCAAACAGTAATCTGAGCTTCTTTCGGAGGCAAACATGACGCTACTCGAACTAATCCGGTCCCTCGATACCCCCTCGGTGGAGTCGTTGGCCAAACGCAGCGGCACCAGTGCCGGGAACCTTAAACAGATCGCTCACGGCTTCCGCCGGGCAGGCCCAGGCCTTGCCATCAATCTTGAGCGGGAGTCGAGCAGGGCGGTGACCTGTGAAGAGCTACGGCCCGACGTCGACTGGGCCTATCTGCGTAATTCAGGCCAAGAGCCAAATCTTTAAACCTGATTGAAAGAAGCACTCATCGAGAGTGCATATCTTCGCCCCGAGCTGAATGTTCCGCCACGACAACCACCAAGAGGTTTCCCGAAATGGAACAGGTACATCGCGCAATTCACGAGGCAGTTCTGGAGGCGGGGCCAAAGCAACTGGCTCACCTCATGGGCATGAGCCACACCGCATTACTCAATCGCAGCAACCCTAACGATGACTCACACCGGCTGAACCTGGAGCAGTTCCTCCAAATTCTGGTGCACAGCAAGAATCCAGAGCCACTGCAATTACTGGCTTGTGCTTTGGGGTACGAGTTGGTGCCGCTGGTTAAGCCTGATGGCAAAAGCCTGGTTCAAGCGCTCGTCCACATGGCTGCTGAAACTGGAGATGTTTCCCGGGCGGTTCATGACGCCATGGCGGATGGCCGGGTGACGCAGATCGAGAAGGCCGGCATTCAGAAGGAAATCGGCCATGTTCGGCAGAGCTTGCTGGTGCTGGAGGAGTCGGTGAAAGCGGCGTGAAGGGCCGGCAGAGCAGTCGGTCGACTGGCGACTTGCATTATTTAAAACGGGTGGAGAATCAATTTTGCCCGGTGCAGAAAGCAACAAACCCGGCGGGAACCGGGCTCATTTAATTGTCCTGTGTGATCAGGACTACACAACTGCAGAGGTGTGAATCATGGCACATGCAATTAGTAGTGAACAAGCTCGTTCGAATTCAAGCGCTTTCGGGATGTCGTTGGCTCAGCCTTATCCGATTGAGAAGGTTGGCTTCGATATCGGATGCATTGGTTTCTGCGTTCAGGGGCTTCACCGGGAGCGTGGCATCAAGCGCTTCATGACTCATGAGATGGGTCGTGCTGATGCAAAGGTGGCTCTGGAGCTTCTTATCCCGGAGGTCCCAGAGGCAGAGCTGTCGCTCTCAGCAAAGGGGTTTTTCAGCCAGGAAGTTCCTGAGTTTGAGAGAACGGCCTTGATCATGAGCTCTATCGTTAAAGCGTCCAAGTACGAAGCGAGGCCGGGCAAGTTCATCCTTGAGGCAACAGGATGGTTTGGTCAGGCCGCGAAAGAAATGGCTAAGCCGATCTGGATGCCTGTTTGGCGGGCTGAGCAATGAGCACTTTGCAGCAACCCGTTGTAGCGCCCACCCCGGCCTGCACCATCGCCGGCCCCTGGCCAACCTACGGCAACTTCCGAACGCTTCCAGAACGTGAGCGCTGGGTGCTTTACGGTAGTGCCAAGGCATACCGCGAATCGCTGGAGCGCCAAGGTTTCGAGATGGCTGAAACCTACGATGCCTTCATCCGCCGCGTGACAGGGGAGTTGGATATCTGATGGCGCGCATTAGGACGATCAAGCCAGAGTTCTGGAGCAGTGAACAAGTGATGGAGTGCCAGCCTCTGACACGCCTGCTATTCATTGGCATTTGGAATTTTTGTGACGATGGCGGCAATCATCCTGACTCGGAGAAAACCATCAAGGCCCGTGTTTTCCCCGGTGACGAAATCGGCTCGTCGAGCATTCGACGAATGCTCGACGAGCTGTCGTCGAACGGTCTTTTGGCCTTCTACGAGCACTCTGGCAAGCGGTATTTGCATGTTTGTGGGTGGGAGCATCAAAGGATCGATAAGCCAACCATCAAACACCCGGAGTTCGTTCAGCCCTCAGTGGTGTCCAGTCCGCCATTCCCGGGGGCTGGCACTGATGACAACCAGAAACCGGGGCCTGGAGATGATTATGTCGATGAGTCCTCTCCGAACACTCGACTACCGCTCGACGATGACTCGTCGAATCCTCTACTAGGCCTCGACCCCGGAAGGGAAGGGATGGGTAATAGGAAAGGAGAAGAACAAGATCAAGAGCATGTCCATCGTCGCGATGCTCCGCCGGACGACGCGGTACTGGAATCTCAAGCTGAGGCAAATGGGCAGGAGCAGCCGGCACCTGATCAACCCGCTCTGCCTGATTCGAAGCCGAAGCGAGATATCAAACCTGAAGCTGCGGATCCGCTGGACGGTTTTGAGCAGTTCTACCGGTTGTACCCGCGACGCCAGAAGCGACCTAGCGCCGAGTCAGCATGGAAGAAACTCAAACCTGACGTGGCTCTGCGTGAAATGTTGCTTTCCGCGCTGGCGAAGCACTGCCTGAGGCCCGACTGGATCAAGGACGGTGGCCAATACATTCCGCTGCCAGCGTCCTGGCTCAACGGCCGATGTTGGGAGGACGAACTCCTAGCGACCACCGAACAGTCCCACCATTTGGGTCTCAACAAAATTGACCACACCGACGGCCTTGAGCAGCAAGCCGACGGCACCTATCGAATTGCGAGCGTGACCCCATGACCACAAAACCCAAGTACACCCTGGAAACTCGGGCGGGTGAATGCCAAGTGGATGGCAACTTTGCTGATCATCTGGTGCAACAGTTCGGCGCCGATCCGGTTTGGTTCGGTTGCCCCCGTTGCCACTTCGACGCTCGCCACTCACAAGACTTTGACCAGCGTTCTAAGGCGGTAGGTATCCACCGAGACCGGCTGCTGAACGAGCGCCTCCTCGACGCAGGCATTCCCGATCGCTTCATGCGCTGTACGCTGGACAACTGGAGCGCTGAAGCGCCTGCGCAGTCTCAAGCCCTTGCCGCCTGTGGCGGTTTCGTTGAGGCGTTCGAGCAAAACTTTGCCGTGGGCCGGTCCGCGATGCTATTGGGCACGGTAGGCACGGGGAAAACGCATCTGGGCGCCGCTATGCTGCAGGCCGTGATCCGCGAACACGCCCATGATGGGCTGCACGGTCTTTACGCTACCGCCGGTTCAATCATCAGAGACGTGAAGGCTACGTTCGGCAATCGGGGGCGAACCGAAGCTGATGTCTACGCAGACCTGGTTCGCCCCGATCTGCTGGTCATCGATGAGGTTGGCGTCCAGCACGGCACCGACTTTGAACGCCAGGTGTTGTTTGAGGTGATCAATGGCCGGTACGAGAAGATCAAGCCCACAATCGTGGTGAGCAACTTGGGCGTGACTGAGCTGCGCCAGTGCCTGGGGGACAGGGCTGTTGACCGCCTGCGCGACAAGAGCGGCATTGTGGTGGTGTTTCGCTGGGCATCTGCGCGGGGTGCCGCATGAGCCGCGAACTGTTCAGCATCGAAGCGGAGCATGGCGTCCTGGGCGCGATCATGCTGAAACCGGATCTGTTCGACGAGGTAACCAGCAAGGTAAGCGTTTCCGATTTTCACGATCTGGAAAATGCGGCGCTTTTCCAGGCAATCATTGACTGCCACGCCACCGGTGATCCGGTTGATCCGGTCACGGTTGGGCTTTGGCGGCCGACGTTGCCGAGCGGCGATAGCACCCTGGCGTTCGCAGTCGAGATCGCCAATAACGTGACCAGCACCGCTAACTGGAAGACGTATGCCAGGCACGTTCGTGAACGGGCAATACTTCGTCGGGTAGTTGAAGCCGGCGACGTGATTCGCGAGCAGGCCACCGAAGACCTCCCGCTTGCGGAGATCATCGCACTTGCCCAACAGGCGACGGCCGACCTACGTGATCTAGACGACGAGGGTCAGCGGGATTATTACAGGGCGAGCGAGATTTTGCCGGGCGTGATCGACACCATCGACTCGAAGTTCAACAAGACGATGCCTGTCGGGCTTTCTACTGGGATCAAGGATCTTGATGAACTGGTGCGCGGGTTACGCCCTGGCAACATGATCGTTGTCGGGGGGCTGACCGGCTCAGGAAAGACCATTCTCGGTCTTCAAATCGCCCAGCACGTCACATGCAACCTTGATGGCGTCGGCTTGGCTTTCTCCATGGAAATGACCAAGGAGGAATTGATCACGCGCGGCCTTGCATCGATCGGTAGCGTCAATCTGGGCAAGTTGGACAGTGGCGACCTTCAAGACCATGACTGGCCAAAGCTAACCAGCGCGGTCAGCGTCCTCAACGAAGCCAAGCTGTTTGTAAATGACCAAGCCGGCATGACGATGCCCCGCATCCGCTCAATTGCCCGGCAGTGCCAACGCAGGGAAGGGCTCAGCGTGCTGTTGGTCGATTACGTCCAACTGATCTCTGCCGAGGGTAGTGCCAATCGCTCGATCGAGGTTGGGAAGATTTCCACGGCTCTGAAGAACCTCGCCAAGGAGCTCAAGATCCCGGTGATCGTGCTGGCCCAGCTCAACCGCGGTTCAACCAACCGCCCCGACAAGCGTCCTCGCCCGAGTGACATCCGAGATTCCGGACAGATCGAGCAGGACGCTGACGTGGTGATCCTGGTACATCGCGACATGGAAAGCGAGGAGGGCCAGAACGGAGTAACCGAACTCATCGTCGGCAAGGTCAGGCACGCCAAGGTTGGTTCTTGCTTAGTCCAGCAACAGGGCAAGTACGTCCGTTTTGTCGACTTCGGAGGCAAGCCGCCGACCATCGAAGAGATGGAGATGGGGCGAATATTGAAGTTCACCGGCCGCTCAAAGGGGAGAAAGGACCATGAGTAGCGTAGCAGCGGCATTGCCGCGCAAAAGCATGAGTGACCTAGAGCGGCGCTTTCTGAAGATTGCCGGTGAGGAGCTGGCCAAGGTCAAAGTCGGCGGGCCGAGTGCACTGGCCTGCATGCTGGATATGGTTGCGAGTTGGCACGGCAGTCGTGCTCAGATCGGGTTCCATGACTTTGGGCAGCGCTGGCTGATCGAGGGCAATGCGAAGAACAAACCTGCTGATCGGTTGCTGCGCGACCTGTTTGGCCTGAGTGATCCAGACCCGAGGAAAGCCCCATGAATTCCAGAAAACCAGCACGTCTCCCTTTGGGTGATACAGAGTACATGCTTGAGCAGTGGGGCTTCTGGCGCCTGGATGGCATGGGCGTTCCAAGTTATGTATCACCGGCCTGGGCAATAATGCGTGACGTGACTCCATCTACCAGCAAGTCGTACGTGATCACCGACGAACTCGCAGGTGTCGTTGATGCGGCGGTGGCACGCCTGTGCAAGCGTGATCCTCAAATGGGTGAGTTCGTTTGGCTCTATTACGGAGCCAAGTGGCCCGCCAAGCGCATTGGCGATAAAAACAGCATGAGCGAGGCGAGCGCCAGGCAGCTGATCAAGACCGGTGTGGGCTGGATTGATTGCGCTCTGGAGCGAATCCGCGAAGCAGCGTAAAAAGTAGTTGCACGCGCGGATTGGCCCTGTTTTCATGGCACCGTGTTCAGCTTTTCAAGCGCGATACCACATCGAAAGCCCGGCCGTTGCGTCGGGCTTTTTTAATGTGCACGCCTGATTTTATGGGCGTGGCTGACGACTAAGCATCTTGTGGTTATTCAATCTACAAGCGTGTGTATTAGAGTCTATCTAATGATTGATTTTAATATTGCCAGCCACATTACCGCTGCAACGAATACAAGCATAAATAGTATTGCGCAAATGTGAATTGGGTTTGGTTTAGGTTTCTCTTCTAAGCTGGAAAAAAACCAGATTAAATTATAAATGCTGAATACTATCGATGCTGACGCAGTGATGGATGTACAGATAAGCTCTGTTGTAGCGGTGTTATATACTCTGTTTATAATTGTTATTATTTCTGGGGTTGATAGTATTATGGCAATGCATAATGCTTGATTTTTTAGATAATCAAACATTGTTTTTATGTCGGCAATGTTTGGCTTTCTAATTATAATTTTTCTGCGGCTGATGACTTTTTGATCTTTGATTATTAAGTATAGTTTGTCTGTGAGTTTGTTGACGCTTTCGCCAGTCGATAAGAGGAATGTTTTATGCGTTACTATGCAAGCTTGAGTGTAGTGCGTGCAAGGTTGCTTTATTTCTTCGGTAAGTTCAATGACTTCATATGTCCTTCCAGATAGGCACTTGGCATTAAAGCGGTCGGATTCGATAGCGTTTGTCATGTTTTCTTCGTGATTTCTACGATGACTAGGTGATACTTAATTTCTATTATGTGCGTTGGCGTCGATTTTTTCACGTGTATTTAGCGATAACGAGATCACTTTTCAGCTGATCATTCTTATCTGTAAACCTATAGTTTTATCGAGGTTTGCCATATTGACACCTTTCTAACTCACTCCCTAAAAGGGGAGGACACCGGATGCCAAACATGCCAGATAAGCCAGACACCTGGGCATTGATGCTTGCGTGGCTGAGCCAGCATGCGCCGATCCTTTACCCGGCCGGGCTGTCCTTCGCCATGGCCGTATTACGCATTACATATGGTGGTGGCTCGCGCCGCCAGATGATCGTGGAGGGCGTACTGTGTGGCGGGCTGACCCTGACCATCATCAGCGGCCTGGAGTTCTTCGGGCTACCGCAGAGCATGGCTACATTCGTCGGCGGCTGGGTTGGCTTCCTGGGTGTTGAGAAGATCCGCACAATTGCCGACCGCGTGACGGACTTCAAGCTGCCAAGCCGCAAGGTTGATTAGTCCGCGCCACGTTTTCGAAGGCGCCAAATCGTGGCGCGAGGTTTTGTAGATGAGCAACATCACCCGACTTCGGCACGCGCTACCGATGAGCCCGGACGTCAACAAGGCTGTTAACGATCTGGATAGCGCCATCGCCAAGGCAATAGACGCTGCGAAGACTGCCGGGTTGCCCCAAGGCCTGATCGTTAGCTTGCTCCACGGTCACGCGCATGCACAGACGCAGCAGATGGTGATGCAATGACAGCGAGCATCCATGACATCGCCGACCAGCGCCCGCACCTGATGGTGGTAGCCAGTGATGGTGCCCATGTCGTCCCGCACGCCCTTATGCAATCGGTGATCGACGGCGACAAGCCTGCATCAATCCTGACTGAGCCAGTGGTGCAGCGGATCATTGAAGAGTGGCTACAGCAGGTGACCGAATGACCGTCAAGGTTCTTGAGTTCAAGCGAGAAGATTGGCGCGACGCCGCCAAGACGTTGCGAAAGATTGCCGATGACCTCGACGCGGGCGAGCACCCTGAATGCACCGTGGGTGCCTTGACGCTGATCGGCGCGAAGGGAGAGGTGACTGTGTTCGGCCTCGGCCCTAAGTGCGATGACTTGCAATGCCTGGGTGCGATGCGCCTGGGTGAGCAGAAGCTGATTGATGTGCTGCTGGAAGGTGGACAGGGTTAGATATGCTATTGAAATGACATTATGCGGCCCCATGTATGTGCAACCCAACAAAGGAGCTGTGAAATGTCAAATATCGTCAAAGGTGATTTGGTTACGCTGAAAAGTCTTGGCCCTGCAATGACGGTCGCCGAGGTTAAATTCCAGAAAGCACTTTTTAATGTGCCTGAGTCACTTAATGCTTTTTGCCAGTGGTTTGATGGTGATAAGCCGATGGAGAAGTGGTTCGACGTCGAAGTGTTAAGGCGGATAGAGCCATTGCCAGAACTGAAGTGACAGAAGCCCCGCCAAGTGCGGGGCTTCTGCTTTGAGGGTGAAAAATTGGATCGGCCTTATCCTCCAACTCAGATGCCCGAGCTCTCAGAGCTATCCTCCTTCTGTATCCGCCTGACACCTGCACCTGAGGTGTGGGAATGGCTGCAAGCCGAGATCCTTGCCGACACCGGCAGCATTCACAACGAAGACCATGCCCATCTACTGGATGCAGACATTCGGATCATGTGGGCGTCGTCGAGCTTCAACAAGCAGGGTCGCACAGTCCTTGGGCAGGCCGAACAAGTAGCGTTCCGCGCTGGTGGTTGGCAGAAAGCCCGGATGGAGCAACAGATGCGTGATTGGTTCGGTGACGTGCCGGCCTTCATCATCACCCTGGCGGCTGACTACTGTGCCCAGTGCAGCGACCTTGAGTTCTGCGCGCTGATCGAGCACGAGCTGTATCACCTGGCTCACGCGACCGACAAGTACGGTCAACCAGCATTCACCCAAGACGGCGCACCGAAGATCAAGCTGCAGGGCCACGACGTCGAAGAGTTCGTCGGTGTCGTCCGCCGCTACGGTGCAAGCCCTGACGTTCAAGCGTTGGTGGATGCTGCAAACAGTTCTGCTGAGGTGGGGAAATTGAACATTGCGAGGGCCTGCGGAACCTGTCTGCTCAAGTCGGCCTGATTTTTGACAGGCATTAGACGGAATTCAACCTATGGCAGCCCTGAAAAATGAGGTGAAAGGCTTCATCGTTCAGGCGTTGGCGTGTTTTGACACTCCCTCCCAGGTGGTGGAGCAGGTCAAACAGGAATTCGGCGTTGAGATATCTCGCCAACTGTGTGAGTCGCACGATCCCACCAAGCGAGCCGGGGTGAACTTGGCGGTCAAGTGGGTGACGCTGTTTCATGACACCCGCAAGCGGTTCCGCGAAGAGACTGCTGAGATCCCAATCGCCAACCGCGCCTATCGCTTGCGCGCGCTTGGACGTATGGCCGTAAAGGCCGAGAACTCAAAGAACATGGCGCTTACTGCTCAGTTGCTGGAGCAGGCGGCCAAAGAGGTTGGCGACGTTTACGTCAACCGACAGACCAAGAATGAAAACCCACACGACAATCTTGTGCCTACTCGGGTGCAGGTAGACGTGGTGGACGCGAGGAAGCCTGATGCCGACGCTTAACGTCCCCCAGGCCAAGTTCCTCCAAATGGATAACAAGTTCCGCGGCTTTGTGGCTGGGTTTGGCTCTGGCAAGACTTGGGTGGGCTGTGCTGGCATCTGCAAGCACGTGTGGGAATGGCCTCGGATCAACTCTGGATACTTCGCCCCGACTTATCCTCAGATCCGCGACATCTTCTTCCCGACGATTGAAGAGGTGGCCTTTGATTGGGGGCTGAAGGTCAAGACCAAGGAAAGCGACAAGGAGGTCGAGTTCTACAGCGGCGGGCAGTACCGCAGCACCACCATCTGCCGATCGATGGAGAAGCCCCAGACCATCGTTGGTTTCAAGATTGGCCACGCGCTGGTGGATGAGCTTGATGTACTGCCCGCTCTAAAGGCCGAACACGCCTGGCGCAAGATCATTGCCCGGATGCGCTACAACGCCCCCGGCCTGAAGAATGGGGTGGACGTTACCACCACGCCGGAAGGGTTCAAGTTCGTCTACCAGCAGTTCGTGAAGCAGCTCCGCGAGAAGCCAGGCATGCAGGGGATGTATGGCCTTGTGCAGGCCAGCACGTTCGATAACGAGCTTAACCTTCCGCCCGACTACATCCCGTCGCTGATGGAGTCCTACCCGCCTCAGTTGATCCTTGCCTACCTCAATGGGCAGTTCGTCAACCTGAATGCCGGTTCGATCTACCACGCGTATGACCGAAAGCTGAATGGCTGCTTCGACGCGGTTGAGCCAGGCGAACCGCTCTTCATCGGCATGGACTTCAACGTCGGCAAGATGGCGGCTATCACGCACGTCAAGCGCGCCGATGACAAGCCTCGGGCGGTCGACGAACTTATCGATGGCTTCGACACCCCCGACATGATCCGCCGTATCAAGGAGCGCTACTGGCGCTACAACGGCAAGGACTACGAGAAAACCTGCGAGATCCGTATTTATCCGGACGCCTCGGGGGGATCTCGCAAGTCGGTGAATGCCAGCGAGACGGATATCGCCATCCTTCGGCAGGCCGGGTTCAGTGTCATCGCTCCGGATGCAAACCCGCCAGTGAAAGACCGCATCAACGCCATGAACGCTATGTTCTGCAACGCCAATGGCGAGCGGCGTTACCTGGTCAACCCGCTGCGCTGCCCCACTTATGCCGATGGCCTTGAACAGCAGGTATGGGCGCCGAATGGCGAGCCGGATAAGAAGTCAGGCGTCGACCACGCGAACGATGCCGGTGGGTACTTCATCCACCACGACTACCCAATCATCAAGCCGATGACCCACATCCCTGTCACATTCACATTCTGAGGCCATCAATGCCCAACTACAGCGCCATCAGGCAAGAGTACGACGACGCCTTGCCCGGTTGGCAGCTGGTCAAGCGTTGCGTAGCCGGCCCGCGAGAGATCCGCAAGTACAACGAATACCTGCCAATGCCTGACCCGCTCAACCAATCGGACGAGAACAAGGCGCGGTACGATCAACTCAAGAAGCGCGCCATGTTCCTGAACGTGGTGGGGCGCACTCGCACCGGCTTGCTGGGCGCGGTGTTTCGCAAGACGGCGGAAATCAAACTGCCGACGACCATTGATTACTTGGTGGAAAACCTCAGCGGCAACGGCGCCAGCATGGAGCAGGTCAGCAAGGAATCGACGGGAGAGTGCCTCGACACTGGGCGCGGCGGCTTCCTCACGGACTTCCCGAAGGTCGAGCTGCCAGAGGGCCAGACGGCGCTGACGGTTGCCCAGGCGGCCAATGCGCGGGCATACATCCACCTCTACTGCGCCGAGAGCATCGTCAACTGGCGCGAAGACGTGATCGATGGCGTGCGCCGCCTCACGCTGGTGGTGCTGCACGAAAAGATCAACGAGCCTACATCAGACGGGTTCGAGTTCACGGCCAAGGATCAATACCGGGCGCTGATGATGCGCGACGGGAAGTATGTGCAGGCTGTGTACAGCGCTGACGACCAGGAAGGCACAAAGACGGTCCCGACCGATAAGGCCGGAAAGCCATTCGACCACATCCCGTTCCACTTCTTCGGCTCTGAGAACAACGACGCCAGTATCGACAAGGCGCCGCTGGAAGATCTGGCCGAGGTGAACATCCTTCACTACGGCAACAGTGCCACGGTGGAAGAGTCGGGGTTCATCAGTTCGCAGCCCTCGCTGTTCATCACCACGGACATTCAGCCCGATGAGTTCATCAAGCTGAACCCCAACGGTATGCACATCGGCTCCCGTCGCGGCCACAACCTGGGCAAGTCAGGCACAGCAATCATGCTGCAGGCCAACGAAACCCAGCTGGCACGCGAGCTGATGAAGGACAAAGAGGAGCAGATGCTCATGATCGGCGCCCGCATCGTCCAGCGCGGCGGTGGTGCTGAGACTGCCGAAGCTGTGCGCATTCGGTACAGCTCCGACAACAGCGTGCTGGGCACCATCGCCGGTAACGTGTCTGAGGCCATGCGCAACGCTCTGTTCGACGCCCAGCGCTTCATGGCGGGCGAGGTTGACGAAGAGGGCACTGTCTTCTGGCTCAACCAAGAGTTCTTTGATGAGGTCATGGATGCACAGATGATCCTGGCCCAAATGCAGCTGTGGCAGCAGGGGATCATTGCCAAGAAAGATTTCCGCATCAATCTGCGCCAAGCCGCGATCCTTGAGTCGGACCGTTCCGACGACGATATCGACGGCGACCGCGAGGAAGAGGCGCCGGTGGTTGGCAGTGAGCCAGATCCTGTTGTTCCGCCCGCCAAGACGCCTGAGGTGATCAATGAGTAGCGAAGGCTATCTGACGGACGCCACCACCAGGCACCAGATCTACGTCCAGCGATATGCGGGCGGAAACCTGAAACGGGTGGCTGCGTTCATCAGTAAGGCCATCAAAACAGCCAAAGATCGCGTTACAGCAGGTCTGAGCGATTACGGTACTTGTCGTTACACTTCGCAGATAGAAACGCTCCAGGGGGATTTGCGGGGCATCTATGACGACCTGAAGGGCCGCGCACAGCTGGACCTTGGCGAATTTGCTGCCTATGAGGCTGAATTCAACGGGAAGATGCTGGGCAAGGTCATCAAGGCCATTGTTCAGCTCAACGTGCCGTCAGCGGAGATGGTGAGCGCTGCGGCGCTGGCTGATCCTCTTCTGCTGGAGGCTCGCAAGGGTATTCAGCGCATCAGCATCAGTGGCGCGCTCGACCAGTTCGGCACCAAGAAGGCCGCCGAGATCATCGGCGAGATTCAGATTGGTTCAAGCCTGGGTGAGACCAGCCAGCAGATCGGCAGGCGTCTGACAAGCATCCACCAGTTGCACCAGGATCAGGCCTCATCGCTCGTTCGCACCATGACCAACCACATTGCCAGCACGGCCAGGGTGGAAACGCTCAAGGCCAACGACGACATCCTCAAGGGCATGCGGCGAATCGCAACGCTCGACTCCAGCACCACGCTGTACTGCATGGGCATTGATCAGACGATCATCCCGCTGGATGGGCCTAAGCCTCCGTATCACTGGGGGTGCCGCACAACGCTGGTGCCTGTCCTCAAGGATGAGTTTGCTCGCGAGATTCCAGGTTCTACCCGGCCCTCAATCGGCCCTGACGGTGTGGCCATGGTGTCGAGCAAGACGAGCTATCAGGACTGGCTGTCACGCCAACCGGCAGCCTTCCAGCGCGACATCCTTGGGCCGAACCGCTACGCGCTGTTCAGCAAGGGCGAGCTGACCCTCGAAAAGTTCGTCGACGACAACGGCAAAACCCTAACGCTGCAACAGTTACGAGACCTTGAACCGCTGGCCTTCGAGCGAGCGGGACTATGAACAGCCGGCCATGAGCCGGTTTTTTTACGCCTGCGACTGAGCCAACGGCAAATCATCCGGGGGATGACATGAAATACCTGATCGACAAGGCTGCATACGACGCACTCGAACCCTCCCTGCAAGCCTTCTACAAGGCCCAGGGCGAAGATTACGTGCTGGCCGTGGAAGGGCTGCCAACTGGTGGTGCCGACCTTGAAGGCCTGAAGCGCCAGAACCAGACGCTGCTGGATGAAGCCAAGGAGGCAAAGCGCCTGCGACGCGAGGCTGACGAGAAGCTCGAGCGCGAGAAGCTCGATGCTGCCAAGGCGAAAGGTGACTTCGAACAGCTGTATGCCAGCAGCGAGCAGGCCCTTGCGGCCGAGCGCGGCCGCCTGGCTGAGCTGACCACCAGCATCGAACGGCGCGACCTGAACTCGGCAGCCAGCAAGATCGCCACCGGCATCGCTGACGGCGAGAACGCGGAGATCCTGGCTGAGTTCGTCCAGCGCCGCCTGAAGATCGTAGAAGGCCAGGTCAAGGTCACGGACGCCTCCGGCAACCTGACCATCGCAACACTCGATGACCTGGCGAAAGAATTCCAGCAAGCGCCGCGCTACGCCTCATTGGTGCGCGGCACGCAAGCGAACGGTGGCGGGGCTGCCGGGGGCAAGGGTGGCGGGGCCACCAAAACGTGGGACCAAATGACCGGTATGGAGCGCGTTGAGCTCCGCCGAACCAACCCCGCCGAGCATGCGCGCATGAAAGCCGCTGCTGAGGCCAAGTAAAAGGAAATTCAGCAATGCCAACCATTCTCTCGGACGTGATCTTTCGCGACGAACTGCGCGACTACATCACCGTCAACAGCGTCGAGCGCACCGCGTTCTTCCAGTCGGGCATCCTGACTACCAACAGCGACATGACCACGCTGCTGGCCAGCCCTTCCAACACCTTCACCATTCCGTGGTGGGTTGACCTGGATGCGTCCATCGAGTCGAACTACTCGAACGACGTGTACACCGATATCGCGGTACCGCTGTCAGTCACCAGCGCTTCCATGCAGGCGCGCGCCGCGTACCTCAACGAAGGCTGGAACTGCATTAACCTGGTGAAGAACATCACCAAGCAGGACCCGCTGGAATTCGTGGCCGGCCGCCTGATCTCCTACTGGCAGCGAGTGGCCCAGCGCCGCACCATCGCAACAGCGGTGGGTATCTACAACGACAACATCGCCTCCAACGGCGGCGACATGGTCGTGGATGCGGGCGGCATCATCGGCCCGGCGGCCGTGATTCGCGCCAAGGGCACCATGGGCGACTACAGCGGCCAGTTGGGCGGCCTGAGCGTCATCGCCATGCACTCGGCAGTTCACACCGAACTGTCGATTCAGAACCAGATCGACTTCACGCCGATCGCCGATCAGATTCCAGAGTTCGGCCGGTTCCAGGGCATGCGCGTTGTGCTGGACGACGGCCTGCCAATTATCGGCACCGGCCCGACTGCCAAGTATCTGTCGATCATCTTCGGCCCTGGCGCCATCGGCTACGCCGAGCAGCAGCCAGCAGGCGAGGACGGCCTGGAATACGAACGTGCGCCAGATCGTGGCAACGGTGGCGGCGCTGAAACCCTGTGGACCCGTCGCAACTTCGTTGTGCACCCACTGGGCTTCTCGTTCGACAGCGTGACCATCACCGGCACGCCGACCACCACTCGCCCTATCTCGGCGAACTGGTCCGACCTGGCCCTTGCCACCAACTGGAGCCGCAAGTTCGCTCGCAAGCAGGTGCCTATGGCGTTCATCACCTCCCTCGTAACCGCGCCAGCGCCGTAAGCGAGAGCGCGGTGGGATATACGCCCGCCGCGCATGCCTGAATCAGGAGAAAGTTATGACTGTTCAAAAAGACAACCACATTGACCCGAACACGAAGGCCCGCTGGGGCTTCGCGGGTGGCGAGGGCGAGGTCACTGTCGGCGCGCAAACCGTCGGCGAAACCGGTGGTGTTGACCATGCCCGCTCCCGTATTGAGCCTGGTGGTGCCCACAACAATGGCGGCGGCGCTGAAGCGACTCGCCAGGCGCTGGAACTGGACGCCGTGAACCTTCTGGCCGCCGGGCTGGAATCCGGCGTGCTGAATCCAGTTGAAGGTGATGGTGCTGCAGCACGGCTGCACGCAGCCCTGACTGGCATTCAGGAAAGCACTCAGCGCCTGGCCCAAAGCCGCGACGAGGCGGTCGATAAAGCCGCCCAGCTGCAAAAGCAGGTCGACGAACTGCTGGCCCAGGCCAATAAGTCCGGTCAGGCAGACGCCGAGGCAAAAGAAATTGCCGAACTGAAGGCCAAGCTGGACGCTGCCAATGTCACCTACCGCGCCAACGCCTCGAAAGAGTCGCTGCAAAAGCAGGTCGACGAGCTCGCCAAGTAACACCAGGGGCTTCGGCCCCACTCATTCAAGCGGAGGCCAGATGGCTACCTACATCACTGTGGCGGACGTTGACGCCATCCTCGGCACCAACTGGGCGCCAGATGACAAGAAGGCCCGCGCAGTGTTGCAGGCTAACGCCTATCTGACCTCTCTGAACCTTGTTGGCGTAGACATGACCGCCATCCCTGACGAGGTTAAGCAGGCAGGCGCCGAACTGGCGTCAGTCGCAGCCCAGGGCAAGCTGTACCAGCAGCAGACCGAGGGATCGCTCGAGGCTAAGACGGTCAAGGCCGGATCGGTCAGCACCAGCAAGACCTTTGCCTCGCTGGATAGCAGCAAGATCATTGCCCAGCCCGGCGACGTGCAGTTCGCGCTGGCGCTGCTTTCGCCCTGGCGTTCCAGCCCGTTTTCTTTCCGCGTAGACAGGGGGTGACCCGTGGGCCTTCGCGAAGATATCCAAAAGGATTTGGCCGAGGCCTTCGACACTGACCTGGCTGATGCTGTCCAGCCATTCGCAGGCGGCGTGACGCTGCCCGGCACGTGGGACCCGGTTACCGAAGCGGCTGGCCCGCCAGTAATCATTGCCTACACCGGCCGAGGCGTGTTCGATGCGTTCAAGATGGACAGGGTGGACGGCGTAAACATCCGCGCTACCGACCAACTGCTGATCGCGCTGACTAACGAAACAATCGGCGGCACGCCGGACATCGGCCACAAGATCAACGGATTCGACGTGATCAACGTGCAGACTGACCCAGCGATCGCCCACTACGAGATCCAGCTGAGGAAAGTCTGATGACAGGTAAAGCCGGTTGGAGCCATAGCCTCACCGACTTTGCCGACCAGGCGGGGGAGGACATTACACAGATGGCCCGCGTCATCGCGATTGCCATGCTCACCGAAGTCGTAACCCGTTCGCCGCTGGGGAACCCTGCGCTGTGGAAAGCCAACATTGCGCTGAAGACGAAGAATGTGGCCCTGGCGGATGCATACGACGCGAATGTCGACGCACGCAATGCCAGCAACACCGGGAGCAAGAAGTTCAAGAAGCTGACCCAGCGAGAGCGCAAGGAAAACTTCTACGTCGACGCCAAGGCGGCAGGCAAGGGCTACATCGGCGGCACGTTCCGGGGCAGCCACATGGTTTCCATCGGCGCGCCAGATCTGTCGGTCATTGATCGTGTTGACCCTTCTGGCTCCGCGACCATCTCTGACGGCGTGTCGCAGATCAACGCGTCCGGCAAGTTCCCGGTCATCTACATCCAGACCAACAGTCCATACGGTGAGATGCTCGAACTTGGCCACTCCACACAGGCGCCCGACGGCGTGTACGACCTGGCCTTTATTGGCGTATCCGAGGCCTACAAATGACCTACGAGCAAATCAGGGCGGCGCTCACTGCGCGGATGGCCGCTTTCACCGGCATTGACCAAGCGCGGATTGATTACCCCAACCAGCCCACAGTATTCACCCCGCCGGCCACCGGCCTGTGGTGCCGCTTCAACGTGCAGTACGCCACAGCCTTCATGGCTGGCATGGCCGACAAGCCTTATACGCGCAAGCCGGGGCAGGTGAGCATCCAATGCTTTGCCCGGCTGAACACCGGCACAAAGGCCATCAACGAACTTGCCGACGCGCTCGAAGCGCACTTCGCCTACTGGATGTCCGGTGACCTCGAGTGCATGGAGGCCAGCCAGGTCGTCGCCGGTGAGTTCGAAGGCTTCTACCAGATCAACGTGAACATCCGGTTCCGCGCCGGCTGAGCCAGGCAACACCATCCACCCGCCTTGAGCGGGTTTTTTTATGCCCGCAGATAGGAGACTCACCCATGAGTTCCGGCGCAAAAGTTGTTTCGCACATCATCAAGGAGGTGACGCCAGGCGTTACCCCTACCGGCACCTGGGACACGCTGCGCCTGACCGGCAACGCGCTGACCCCAACCGTCAACACCGCAGTCAGTGACGAGATCACTGATTCCCGTATCAGCCAGGGTTCGGTGGCCACCAGCACCGATATCGGCGGGGACCTGACTGCCGAATTCTCGTTCGGCTCGTTCGATCAGCTGCTTGAGGCCGCTTTCTACAGCACCTGGACCGGCAACGTGCTGTCTGTGGGCGATACGCGCAACACCTTCAGCATCGCCAAGGGCTACAGCGATGTCGGCGTGTACAGCGTGTTCAAGGGCGCTCATGTATCAACCTTCGCCCTTGACATTCCTTCCGACGGTAAGGTGACCGCCACCTTCAACATGGCGTGCCTGGATTACGCCGACAGCGACACGCCGATTGTGGTGTCGCCCAATGCACCGACCACCACGCCGTTCCTGTCGAACAACAACGTCGGCACCATCTCGATAGACGGCGAGTCACTCGAAGGCGTGGCCTGCGTATCGGCTATGACCATCAGCCTGGACAACAGCCTCCAAGCCCAGCGCTGCATCGGCAACACCAAGCTCGGCCCGGGCGCGCAGATCGCTACCGAAGCCGCCATCACCGGCACCATCACCCTGGCATGGTCCAAGCGTGCCTGGGAGATCTGGAAGAAGACTTTCACCCGTCTGCCAATCTCCGTGGTGTTCCCGATCACCGACGCCCTCGGCAACAAGTACACCTTCAACTTCCCAGCGGTGGAAGTGGATGGCGAACTGCCAAGTGGCGGCAAGCGCGACCTGATTGAAGTGACGCTGAACTACACCGTCGCCAAGATCAGCCCGACCATCACCCGACTGGCATCGCCGACCGCTGTTACTGGCGTGACTGTCGCGCCGGGCACGGCCTCAATCGCTGTAGCGGCAACCCGCCAACTGACGGCGACCGTCGCACCGGCTGGCGCAAATCAGGCTGTGACCTGGACCAGCGCGACCCCATCGGTTGCCACCGTCAACAGTTCTGGCCTGGTTACCGGCGTTGCTGCTGGTACCTCCGTCATCACCGCCACCAGCGTTGCCGACGGCGCCAAGACCAGCACTGCGACGATCACGGTCACCGCGTAACACGATCAACCTTTTGGCTGTCCAGGCTCTAACGCCTGCCTGGGCGGCCTTTTTTATGGCGCGGCGTTGAGGATTTAGCATGGCTCTCAAACTGAGCAAGAAGGCCCCGGTCACCGATCTGCGCTGGGCCAAGTTCGAAGAAGAAACCAAGATTCAGCTGGGTGGTATCGACAACCCCGATTACCTGATAGCCCTTGAGCGAGTGCGCCGGCGCATCCAGCGCAATGACGATAGCTTTGCCCAAGGCGAAATTGGGGTGGTTGCTGGTGAAAAGACGGAACATCAAAGCCATTGCGCGCTACTGGCGCAGTTCATCGTTAAGGACTGGGATGGCGTGCAGGACGATCAGGGCAACCCCCTCAAATTCACCGCTGACGCTTGCGCAGAGTTGCTCGAGGCCAATATCGACTTCTTCCTGTTCGTGCTGCAGCAGGGCAGCAAGTCAACCATCGACGCCGGCAAAGAACTGGATGAAACCGTGGAAAAGCAGTAACCCGGTTCGAGTGGGAAAGGGAGTGGGGCGGTCAGGCCGACAAGCGCCGGGCCATCTATGAGCGCCTGCGCATGGAAATTCCCGAAGAGCCGCCGACCGACCCCATCACCAAGCACCTGCTCGCCACGTTTTTCGGCGTCTGCCGGGGCCGCCGCTTTATCACAACCATGGTGGGAGCCTTCCCGCTCCCGCTGTCTGCCCGCGAGATATCCGACTGGCTAGACGCTCACCCATCCCCCCTGGATCGCCGGGAGGTAGATGAGGTGATGTTTGCGCTGGACGTTATCTGCCTGAGCGAAGAAGACAACTGATCCGCCGCCCTGCGGCAATTTTGCCCGGAGGCAACATGACTCAAACTTCACGCCTGGTCCTTGAGATCGACAGCCGCGATGCTGAGCAAAAGGCCGCAGACGTCCGCAAGGCGCTCGAAGCACTCGAGTCTGCTGGCATCCCCACGCAGAACTCCATGAAGAAGGCCGCGTCTGGTATTGATGACGTCGGTAAGAGCTCCTCCAAGGCTGTCGGTTCAGTTGATGACTTGTCTGAAAGCTCCAACAAGGCTGGCGCGTCAAGCAAGAAGGCGGGGGAATCGTATGCAGAAGCCCGCGCACGAATAGAGGCGATAGCCAAGTCGTCTCTCGACGCCAGCACCTACCTGAATTCGCTGTCCACCAGCACTGTTAAGGCTTCCGGTTCGTTTGATGTCGCCGCGGGCAAAGCAAAGAGCCTCGCAGATCTGGCAAAGCGCCTTCGCGAAGAGTCGGATGCGAATGTCGGCTCTAATTCAAAACAGGCCGATTCCGTTAAGAAAACTTCTTCAGCGATGGGGATCTATTCCGAGGAGCTGGAAAAACTCCTTGCAAAGCTTGACCCCGTCCGAGCCAAACAACTTGACCTTGTCAATCAGCAGAAACAACTGGCGGCAGCGTTCAAGAAGGGCGATCTCGACGAGGCAGGATACAAGCGTTTCTCTGCGATCATTGGCGACAACGCCTCAGCACTGAATAACTTCAGCACTGCAACAAAGGGCTCGCAGCGAGACGTTGCGCAGCTTTTGAATGCGCTAAAGTCGGGTGATTGGGCTGGAGTGACTCGCAACTTCCAGCAGATCAGCGTGAGCGCTGGTGGCACTGGAAATGCCTTGAAAATGCTTGGAGGAATGGCTTCTAGTCTGTTGAATCCGCTGGCGGCTGGAGCTGTCGCATTGGGTGGCCTGGCCTTGGCTTTTTACGATGCGCACAAAGAGGTTAGCGCATTCAACAAGGCTCTCTTCTCTGGCTCAGCTAATTCGGGACAAACGGCAGCATCACTCGCTGCTATCGCGAAGTCAGCCGCAAGCCTTAGCGGAAGCATTTCGTCAGCAAACGATGCGGTAATTGCACTGGCCGGCAGCGGCAGGCTAAGCCAGGCACAGTTTGTTGACCTGGCTCAGGCAGCCTCTGCGATTTCTGCGTACACAGGAAAAGGCGCGGCAGAAGTAGCAACCGATCTCGCCAACGTAGGCGAAAGCGCAACGAAGGCCGCCGAAAAAATAAGCGAAAAATACGGTCTACTCACAAGCGCTCAATATGAGGTAATTGCCGCACTTGATCAGCAAGGCAAGAAGCAAGAGGCGCTGGATGTCTTAAGCGCTTCCTTGAACGAGAATGCACAGCACCGCCTTGAGAAATATCGTGCATCTCTCTCCGATGTCGAGCGTGACTGGAATGACATTGGCATAGCCATTAGCAATGCATATAGCAAGGTTCGCGGCGAACTGTTTCCAGACTCTGCGAAAGAGATAGAAATCATTGAGAGAATTCTCAAAACTCGAAAGGATGGCGGGTTTGCAGGTGCCGTATCGACAGGACTGAGCAAGCTGAACGGCGCGCTTGGCCTTGACGATGGCAATAACGATGACTCCACAGCAGCGCTTGAGAAGCGGCTTGCTCTCCTCAAGCAGAACGCCGAGGTAGTAAAATCTACCGCAGAGCTTGATGGGAAAACAACTCGGGAGAACCAGGCGCGCATAGAAAAAGAATCAAAATGGAACGACTTGGTAAAGAAAGAGTTGTCCGACCAGGCCAAGCTTGCAAAGGACATCACCGACGCCAGGCGCCTTGGTCTTGAGGCAGGGAAGTCTCAGGCTGATATCGATAAAGTAGTTGCTGATATCCAGGCCAAATACGACAAGGCTCAGCCAAAAGCCCCTAAAGCTAAAGCCTACACCGAAGACGCCGGCATGAAGGCGCTGGACGCGGCGCGCCAGACCCAGGCCGTCCTGCTCCAGCAGAACGCTTCACTGAATGCCCAAGGCATCGCCACGGAGAAGGTCGGCGCTCAGGCGCAGGCCCTGATCAAGTGGGAGCAGCAGCTCGCCGATATCAAAGGCAAGAAGACGCTCACCGCCGACCAGAAGTCTCTGCTGGCCAGCCAGGACCTGATCACCGCCCAGCTCAAGAAAAACGTTGCACTCGAGCGTGAAGCGGAGATCAGCAAAGGCATTCAGCAGGCGCAGAAAGACCAGGTGCAGCTGCTCACGCTGACCGGGCAACTCCGCGAAGCCAACAGCCTGAAGTCATCCTTGGATGACGCCGCGCAAATGGCCGAGTACGAGCGCCAGGGCAACGTCGAGGCCGCCAAGCGGCTTGAGACGATGATCAAGATCCGCGACATAAACCTGAAGGCTGCACAGAAGCCAGGGACTGTTGAGGGCGTCACACAGGCGCCGACTGCACCAGGCCTCGACGCATCTGTCGGCGGACCGGTCAGTGAGATCGACCGGCTCGATGAGGCGGCGAAAAAGCTGGAGACGTGGCGCACGACCGAGCTTGAAAAGCAGGCTGCCTACCTGGACCTGAAGGCGATCAACGAAGAGACCTACGCCGCGCGCGTGGCGAACATCGATCAGCAGGCCACGCAGAACCGCCAGAAGATCGAAGAAGCCAAGAACCAGGCATTGCTGGTGGGCGCTTCCGATTTCTTCGGCAACATGGCCAGCCTCAGCCAGTCCGGCAACAAGAAGCTTGCCGCGATCGGCAAGGCTGCGGCAATCATTCAGGCCACCATGGACGGCTATCTGGCTGTTCAGAAGGCTTTGGCTGCATTCCCGCCGCCTTTCAACTTCGCAGCCGCGGCTGCCGTCGGCGTGGCCACTGCTGCCAACGTGGCGAACATCGCAGGCATTGGATTCTCTTCGGGCGGTTACACCGGTTCGGGCGGCGTTAATGAAGAAGCCGGCACGGTGCACAAGGGTGAAGTGGTCTGGAGCCAGAAGGATATCCAGCGCTACGGTGGGGTGGCGGCAGTTGAGACGCTGCGCAAAGGCAACGTATCGCCAATCCGCCCGGGCGCGAAAGGGACAGGGCCTGATGCAAGCCGCCCGCAGGTCGGCGCAGCACCAGTCGTCAACGTGATCGAGGACGCCAGCAAGGCCGGCCAAAGCCAGTCGAGCCAGGTCGACGGTAAATGGATCACTGACTACTTCGTCTCAAACATCCGTGAAAACGGCAAAGAGGCCAAGGCCATACAGCAGATGCTCGGCATGGGAAGGGCTGCACGATGATCCAATATCCAGTTGGGCTGCCGTATCCGTTGCGAGACGGTTACGGGTTCAGTCCTGTCAGCCCGCTCAAGTCGACGGCCATGCAGACCGGTCGCACGCGGTACCGAAGGAAATATTCCTCGGTACCCACTGAGCCGAAAGTCACCTGGAACATGAGTGAGCAGGAAGCTCAGTACTTTGAGGCGTGGTTTGAAGAAGTCCTGATCTCTGGCTCGCAATGGTTCGAGGTGGAGCTCAGAACCCCACAGGGCCTTCTGCCTTACAAGGCCCACTTCAAGGACATCTACGAGGGGCCAACGCTGTTTGGCGTCAATCGTTTCATGTTCACCGCAACGCTCCAGCTTTGGGAGCGACCAATCCTCTCCGGTGGCTGGGCGATTTACGCGCCCGAGTATCTGCTCGGCATGAACATCCTCGACCTGGCAGTAAACAAGGACTGGCCATCATGACGAGCCCACTACTCAATCGGCTTTATTCGAGCGGCGGCACGGAAATTATCCACCCGACACTGGAGATTACCGACGGCTCTGCTCGACATTTCCTAACCAACGGTTATGAAGACCTAGAGGTTGGCCTCGAAACCGGAATGCTGGCCAGCTTTATCGCTTGCAGCATATCGGTAGCTTTGCCAAAGCGCGGAAGTGATGGAAAGCAAGATCTGAAGTTTGCGCTGTGCAACATCGACGGTAGCGTCTCTGGCTTCCTGCGTGCAGCCCTCAGGGAGCGCCGTGAGATCAACATGGTGTACAGGGAGTACATCAGCACCGACCTGTCCTATCCATCCAAGATCCTGCACTACAAGGTGAAAAGCGGCTCAGTCACTGCGACCGAGGCGCAGATCGTGGCGGGATACTTCAACCTGCTCGAAACCCTCTGGCTTCGATACAACTACACCGGCGACTTCGCCCCTGGCATGCGGTACCAATAATGATCGATCACGACAAATACCTCGCGGGCCGGTACCTCGAGGGCGGGAGAGTGTGGCCGTTTGTTGACTGCTATGGGCTGGTCTTGGAGGTCCGTCGCGACCTCGGCCTGCCGGATTGGCCGGAGTGGGCGGACATCCGCGCCGGCGACGGTTCAATGGTCGAGGTGGCCGGCAAGTGGTTCCCCACGCTCACGCCGTGCGAGCCCGAAGAGGGCGCGTTGATCGCGCTCTACCAGGGTAGCGAGATGCGCCACGTCGGCGTTGTGGTTCGCTGCGGCGCCTCACTTGAGGCAATGGAGATCACCCAAAAGCAACGCACAATCTGCCTGCCTTTGCACAGGCTCAAGCGCCGCTTCGTGCGGGTGGAGTATTACAAGTGATCAATATTTATCCATCCTCCCCTAAGCTGTTTCCAGATTGTCTGCCGCTTGAAATCCACCAGATCCAAGAGCCAATGACCGTTACAGAATGGCTTTATGCCAATGTTCAGGATTTCAGCCTGAGCGAGCATCATCCAATTTGCATTGAGGTTGATGGTATAGCCATTGATTCAAGATTCTGGGGCGAAACGGATATCAACGAAAGTAGCGAAGTTAGGATATTCCCCGTGGTGGGTCTTTTCGGTGGGGCGATCGGGTACATTGCAATTGCCCTGGCTGCAATTTCGATTGTCATGATCCTAACGATGCCCAAGGCTGCCAATGCCAATCAGCAACAGGGCGACAATCTTGATGCCGCTACGGCAACAGGCAACCACGCAAAGCTCAACTCGCCTATTCGTGAGGTATTGGGCATGGCAAAGGTCTATCCAGACCTGCTGGTGCCACCTGTATCGCGGTTCGTAAACAAAAGGAAGATGGTCACTACCCTTGCTGTGTCCGTTAGTAGGGGCCGGCTCGCCATACCTCCAAGCTCGTTGAAGGTCGGGGACACGCCCTTCGCGGCTTTTGGTTCCGATCTGAACTACACGATTTATGAGCCTGGAGCTTCCCTTGTAGCTGATTCGCGTGCAAGAAACTGGTATCCGGTCACCGAGGTTGGTGGCACGAATGCCGGCACCGCAGGTCTGGACCTATCCAGCACTGCGCCTTCGGAGTCGGCCGCACTGGCAGATTCCATGCTCATCAGCGGCAACTCGGTATCGCTGCTCGGAAACAGCCCGAAATTCCCGGAGGCCTGGGCGACTGGCACCGTCGTTCAACTGGTTACACCAGATACCTTCACTGTTACGACGGCTGGTTCATATAGTCGAATCTCCGGTTCGCTGACTGACTTAGCGCCATTCGTGGGCATGAAGGTGACGCTGGGCAGTGATTCGGAGATCGATTTAACGGTGGCCAGCGTGCTGCCTTACGTCGCCCCGGTTCCCGGTATTGGCGGTTCGCCTTCGATGGTAACCGGCAGCGCTTCACCGACATCCTACGACTTCACGTCTGGGGCTGTGGTCTGGTCTGTGACGTTCCAAGGGGTTACCAAGACCGTATCCCTGAATACCAACTATGTGAACATGAGCGGCCTTGTATCGACGATCACGTCTCAGTTGTCGGGAACTGGGCTTGTGGCACAAGACAGCTCTGGCCGTATCCGCCTGATTGAGCCGCTGAGCCCCTACAAGGGCGGGACAATCTCGCAGACCAGCGCGCCGGTGCCGATATTCGGTTCGGGGCCTACCTATACCGTCGGTACCGCGTCTGCTGGCGGTACGCCGGAGCAGCTGGCAAGCGTCACGCTCAGCTTCGATGATGGAACACCGTTCTCGGGCATCGCTGCCGGCCAGCAAAGGCTTTCCATTGCCTACAGAGGTTACAGATACCAAATCGTCACGATTTCCGGGCTGACCGCAACGGTTAAGCGAATCACTGATACCGGCACGGTCGATAATGCCTGGGGCGGATTCACAGCAAGAACCCTGCTCGACTTCTCCATGTCCGGCAGTGGCGGGGCGAGCAACTGGATTGGTTCTTTCATGGGATGCCCAGAATACGAACTGGCGACCAAGGCTGAATATGACGTCTTCTTTGGTCAGGGCCTTTGCTACTACAGCAAATCCGGCAACATCAAGACGCTCACAAAGTCGATTGAGGTGCGCTGGAGGGATTCGGCTGTGGGCGGTGCCTGGACAACCATCACCCATACATACACCGATGCGACCCCTGACCAGATAGGCTTTACCCACGGAATCGTTTTCCCTTACCCGCTGCGGCCTGAGTTTCAAATGAGGCGAGTCCAGCCGGTCGAAGGTGGCCAGGTGCGTGACGCGATTCAGTGGTATGGCTTGCGCACGCTGCTTCCTGATCCAGGCTCTTATGAGGGCATCACGGTAATCACCATGGATATCCGTGGCGGCGACCGCCTCAGCGCTCAGTCGGAGCGGCAGATTAACTGTGTGCCGACTCGAATCTACGACAACGCGCCGGCGCGCTCCATCAAGGGCGCGGCCCTTCACGTTTGTAAGGGGCTGGGGATTGATGAGTCACTCATCGACATGGATGCGCTGAATGCGGTTGACCAAGACTACTGGACGCCGCGCAGCGAGCTCTACGATATGTCGCATGAAAAGCCCACGGCAGTGCGCGAGGTCCTGCAGGGTATTTTCACGGCCGGCATGTCCCACCTATCCAGCGGCAATGGATTGCTCAGCGTCAAGCGCGAAGGCATACAGCCGCCGCGCGGGGTCATCACGCCGCACGAAATGACCAGCGAACTTCAGGCCAGCTTCACTGCACCGAGCCCCGACGACTTCGACGGGGTAGACGTTGAATACATTGACCAATACACCAACCGCAAGGAGACAGTGAAATGCCGGCTGGACGGAAGCCTTGGGCTCAAGGTGGACAAAATTCAGCTGGACGGGGTGTCCGACAAAACCCGCGCCTGGCGCATCGGCATGAGGCAGCTACGCAAGTATCAGTTCTCGCGCTGGGGCTACAGCGTGGATACGGAGATGGATGCCCTGGTGTTTGACGATATCGACCACATAACACTGGCCGACGACATCCCGAACACAACCAGTAGCGCCCTGATCACCGCCGTGGAAGCGTTCAACGGCCAGTACCTGCTCACGCTTAGCGAAGAGATGGACTGGTCGATGGCCGCGCCGCGCGCCGTTATCCGGCGGCACGATGGCACAGTAACAAGCCTGTTTGAGCCGAAGAATGCTGGTTTTCACCAGGTGCTGGTCCCGCTCACGGCAATCGACTTCGATATCGTCACCGACCTGAGCATTGAACCCGCAAGGTTCCTGTTTGGGCCAAGCGAGCAAGTCGGCTACCCGGCAATGATCACCGAGATAACCCCGAACCAGGACGGGTCCTGCGCCGTCACCGCGACCGAGTATTCCCCGGTGTTTTACGCGGACGACGACAACTACCCACCCGTAACAGCTTAGATATCAACCCTTCCAAGGCCCGCCACTGAGCGGGTCTTTTTTTGCCTCGGGGAAAACCATGGCCTATAACACCGGAAACCCTGTCGAGCCGAACGGCTCGAGCGATCCGCGCGACCTGCGTGACAATGCCCAGATCATCGACAAGCTCGTCAACAGCTCCGACCTCACCTGGCTCGGACGGCTGGGCAAGACCCTGAAAACATGGGCGGGCATGACGTCGGAACACAACGCCGCCCAAGCGCAGCGAACCAACGAGTTTCAGGCGTTTCTGCAAAACATCAGCTTCGAAGTACCGGTGAACTATGCCGCCGGTATCAGCATCACGCGCAGCACCCAGACCGTGCTCTATAACAGCCAGGCCTATCGGCCGAAAGCTGAGGCTCTGCCCTTTGTCACGACTACCTTCCCAGCTGACTCGGCAAAATGGTTGCTTGCTGGTGACAGTTCGTTGCGCCAAGACCTGGCCGCTCTTCCTGGCTCTGGAAAGGTTGGTTTCGATGAGGCGCAAACATATCCCTGGGCAACGGTAGGCAGCCGCCTCAAGGAGCTGAACGCGCCAGGTATTGATAAAGAGCAGCGGACTTTTTCCGACCTTGACCTACTGCCGAACATTGGTGATACAAAGACCCTTGACGCCGCCATTCGTAACGGCGTCGTACGCGTAGCATTGGCCGCTGATTCGATCGGGCAAGGCGATGCAGACGGCCTTTATGACAACAGTTCCTTTGCCATTGTTATGCGCCGCCTGCGTGAGCAAAATCCAGGCGTGACGTTTATTTTCGCAAACTTTAGTATCGCCGGTTTAGGCATACCCTCCTTTTCTAACCCAAATTACAAAGGGATGGCACCGCCTGCTGACCCATTTGTGGGCTTCTATCGCCTGCCAGGGGACGCCTTGACAGCGCAATGGCCCGGAGGCTCAGTGGTCGGCAAGTCTTGGGCGGACCACGTTAAGGACTTCAATCCTGACCTGGTTTGTGTGGCTTTTGGGGCTAACGACATAGCCTGGACGGGCCAGCAACTCGAAACCTACAGCAAGACCGCAATTGACTACATGCTCTCATGGACTAAAAAGCCATCAATCGCATGGGGCGCAGCGGCCAAGCCTGCGACGGTTTCCGCTTACGGCGAGCAAGTACAACTGGCCGCGAACGTTGCGCGCTCGATTGCTCGTGAGCGCGGGTTGACTCTGCTCGACTTCAACCGTCTGCACAACGTTCGCCGTTTTTCCGTGGATGTTGACGATCTTCTATACGTGCGCGATGACGCATTCGCAGGGTTTCCGACAGGTTGGACGCTCGATCCCGGCACGACGCTTACGCCAAGCACTGTGACTCCTGGAGCACTTGAAGGTCAGGGCACTGCTACGCGCAATACGCTATCGCAAAACTTCAACCTGAAAGTCAATTTAACGGCCACCAACTGGTCTACGACTACCTGCGGCTTGTACTACCGCGACCTGGGTACCAACGACGGTACCGGACAAGCTCGATATGCGGTATTCGTTAGTGCGACCGCCCTTTCCCTTTACTGGCGCGGCACCCTAATCGGGATATATAACTACTCAAGCATCCCCAACGGTACGGCGGTAACCGTTCAGGTGGACGTACGCGGTGCGCTGCACCGGGTCTACTTCGCTGGTGTTGAGCGGATAAAGGTTTGGCACTACGGAAACGTTATGCCAGGCAAACATGGGGTAACAGCGGTCGGCGGTTTTGCTGCGATCTATGCTTTTGAGGCGCACCTAGGCAACAACTACGCCGTCGGGCGGCAGCAGTTAACCGACGCCGACATTTACGGCGTCAATGACTTCGCTACTAACCCAGCCACGGTAGGGGGAAACGCAAACAATCACTTCACCAAGCTCGGCAACAAAGTGATTATGGCGGCCGGGTACTTCCCGCTCATGCACCACATGAAAACTGTGTTTCCCAAACTGTCTTCGGTAATTGTGCCGTTTACGGTAACGGGCACTACTCAGGTGTTTGATGCTGCGGGCACCACTCTGCGCACTCAGATTGAAGGGACTGGTGTTGGCGCGGCGACTTACCCGCTCGTTACGTCCAACGGTGCAACCGCCACCAAGCAGGACAGCGCGTTTGTGAACGTGCTAACCGACCGTAACGTCACGTGCGAGATTATATCTTCGTCTGGTCCCACGTCGTTCCTTCAGGCTGTGGTGCCTTTCACCGCTGGCCTGTGGCAAGTCAACGTAAGTGCACAGTTCACAAAAACCTCAGCTGGTACGTACGCTAACACCTTGACGGTAACGGCTATTCGTATCACCTAGAGGCTTCGCAGTGCACTGCAGACCATCTTTAATCGACCATGGTGGTCCGATACTCAACCAATGTATCTGAGAAGCGGTATAGCCAAATCGGGGGAGGGCTGCGCATTCGACCGGGTAGTTTTACTGGACGACCAACGTCCAGCAGCCGGTTGGAAACTGGTTAGTGTGCGCCAATGCGGTCTTTTCAAAAGATGCTTCAAACACGCTTTTCAACTCGCTTTTGGTGACTGCCGTCCGGTGGGGATGTCTTGGCGGCCGCCGACTCAGTGTGTGGCGAGTACCAATGATGATAAGGTGCCGGCCTCTAATATGGAGGTTGGAATGATCAGAAGTATGGTGGTGGCTATGATGGCGTTGTCGGTATCGGCTTGCTCAATGAGTCCCAAGGACCTGTCACGGTTCGGCGATGTTGAGCTAGATGGAAGCAATTTGAGCTCTATAAGCATAACGAAGCCTAGAGCTACTGCTGGCGACAAACTGCCAATGTGCACTGCGAGCACCGTGAAAAACGACTCTGTTTCGCTGAGTGATACCTCTGGTAGTTTTGTGGGCAGCTACACAGGGACGTACTATCGCGGGGAGAAGAATGTCCAAGTCGGAGGCGGTAGCGTTATCCAGTATATTTCGCCCGATCAGAGCAAGATCGTTGCGAAGGGCGCCACCGGTTACACAAGCGCGATGATTGAAAGATCAGTTCGGTACACTTTGACCGTTCAGCCCTCGGCAAATGGCGGTAGGACTTACAAGTTCTCTGGAATCCAGCAGGCTCAGCTAAGTACAGGGTCTTCGGCAAATACCGGCTACTTCAACGTCCACACCATGATGGGGGGAGGATCAGAAGAGGTAGCATCGTCATTGCGTTCGGTAGCTGACCAGATAGAAAGCTGCACGCTGTAAAACCCAAAAAGCACACCTGAAGGCCCGCCATTGAGCGGGCTTTTTTTCGCCTGGAGAAAAGTATGCCGCGCATTCCCGAATCATCTGCGGGTGGTCGCAACGTCGCCGCCTTCCTCGACATGCTGGCTTGGTCTGAGCTTGGCGCCGATTATCTGAAGCGTTCCGACGATGGTTACAACGTCATTGTGACGGGCACCGATGGCAAGCTCGAGCTGTTCAAAGATTACACCAGCCATCCGTTCGCCGGCGGACGCAAGTCCAAGGCAATCAACAGCAAAGGGCTCACGTCGAATGCCTCTGGCCGCTACCAGCAAATGCTGAAGGACTGGCCGCATTACCGCGACCAACTCAAGCTGCAGGACTTTGGCCCGATCAGCCAGGACCAGATCGCGATTCAGCATATCCGTGAATGCCGCGCGCTGGATGACGTCAAGGCCGGACGCATCGTTCAAGCGGTATCGAAGTGCCGAAACATCTGGGCGAGCCTTCCGGGCGCCGGCTACAACCAGCGCGAGCACCGTATCGAAGATCTGGCGGCTCAGTATGTCGCGGCGGGCGGAGTGCTGGCAACATGACGTCCGGGCAAATCCTGGCCGCGATCCTGCTGGCCATGGCCGTAAGCGCCGCCGGCACCTGGCAGGTTCAGGACTGGCGCATGGGGGAGCGACTCGCCGAACAGGGCGCCGCACACCAGAAAGCCCTGGACTCAATCACCGGTGAGGCTTGGCGTCAGCAGACGGCCGAGCAGGACAAGCGCCTGGCTACCGAGCAGCAACTCGCAGCCCAGGACCAACAACACACTCGAGAACTCTCCGATGCCCAACGTAATCAGGCCGTTTTGCGCGATCGCCTTGCCACTGCTGATGTGCGGCTGTCAGTCCTTCTCGACGCGACCGATTCAGCCAGTGGCGGCAACGTGCCTCCCACTTCCGGCGCCTCCAGCGTGGTTCATGCAGCCCGTCGAGCCCAACTTGACCCAGCGCATGCTCAACGAATTATCGCCATCACCGACACCGGTGACCAAGGACTGATCGCGCTTCGGGCGTGCCAGGCTTATGTCATGGCCATTGCTCGATGATGGCTGGGTAGTCATTCAGAAAAAATGAACTCGTCCGATCCTAACCGATGGCTACCGTAACCGATTAGATAGGGTTCAACGAAGTTTTTCTGGGCGTAGGCGGTCGCCTCATCTTCAGACGCGCAAACGGCAGCAAGGTGCCAAGGACTCTTTCTTGCTACACCCCATCCAAGGTACCAGCCCTCATTTTCTGGATCGGGTTTCAGGTCTTGAGTTACTTGGACACTTCCCATTTGAATCTCCTACGTATGGAGTATAAACCTGTATGTTTCATACCAGAGGTGGAGGGCTTCCAGATACCAGTTCTATGCGACTGGTTCCGGACCCTCCTTTCGGGAATAGGATTGCACGCTTCGGGGCTTTCTTGCCTTCTACCCAATTCTCGTACCCGCGTACGTCGATCAATACTCGATTATCCGGAGCATGTCGCCATACTAGGTTTTCAGTCCAAGTCCCGTCAGATATCTTGGCTCTAATTGCAGCCTCGGTGTAACCGCTCTCGGCCGAAAACTGCTTCACCGTTTTGTAATTGACCATATCGGTATTCCTGATCAATGGCCGATGCTTTTCAGCGTAGGTGGCACCTGACGCTTCCTTCCAGGCCTTTTAGGCTTGGTCTGGATATTGCCATCCCTGCAATCGACTAGGAACTGCATGACATCCGATTTAAGCCAGCAAATTCTATTCCCCATTTTGAAGCTCTTAGGGATCCAGGCAGCTCCTCCCTGAATCCCCGATCGGATTGAGGACTCACTTCGTCCAAGCATTTTTGCTATATCTGGTATGTAGACTATTTCGCATTGATCAATCATTCGGTCTCCTACCTTTTCTTATCCCCGTCGCGCTGTGGTCGTACCAAATCCTGCTTCAACTGATGCTCTGCAGTGTAGGTGGCGCCTGCCTCTTTCTGCCCATTCTTGCAGGCTTGTTCTCAACCCTGCCGTCCCGGTAGTCCGTCAAAAACTGCATCACGTCTGCTCTTAACCAACAATGCCTGATACCCATCCTGAAACCTTCAGGTATCCAAAAGACGTTGCGGCTTAACCCTTGTCTAACTGAGGACTCAGTTCGGCCTAGGATTCGTGCCAGATCTGGAATGTAAATTACCTCGGATTCCTCGCTCATAACGTCCTCTGGGATTTTTACTATGCGCCAGACTTTTGCTTCAGCCGCGCGAGCCCCTGTTTGATGTGTCCGGCGTTCTCACCGATCGTCTCAAGGGCGCCACGTACGTTGTCGCCCGACTCAGTATTTCCTTGGCTTTCGACTAGGAGGGTCAGCTCCATCAGTGCAGCCTCAAGGGCTAGCTGGTTTTCATAGATCCGCTCAAGGGTATCGGGGAGGGAGTATTCTGGGGAGGGCATAGCTTTGGCTCCAGTAGTTGGAATGGAAAGCGTAGCAGCAGGCAAAAAAAAGCCCGCTTGTGGGCGGACCTAAAGGGAATTCTTCAAAGGAGTAGGTGGAGTCTGGCCCCGCTCCTGTAAATACCAGGTGAAAAGGATGTCGCTAAAGCAGAAAGCCAGCTAAATGAATCCGCTACGGTAAGCACAGGTCAGGACAACGACTATGTCAGACCTTGAAGCGCGCCACTAGGCGATTTAGTTCAATCGCCAGGTTGGCCATCTCACTGCAGGCGCTGGCTGTTTGGCTGGCGCCCGCCGAGCTCTGGATCGACAGTTCGCGGATGCTGGTCAGGTTCTGGTCGGCCTCGCGCGCCACCTGCGCCTGTTCTTCGGAGGCGGTTGCGATCAGCAGGTTACGTTCGTTGATCTGGTTGATAGTCCCGGCGATCTGCTTGAGCGAAAGGTCGGCGTTTTGCGCGACCGAGATTGAGCTGCTGGCCATATGGGCGCTGACGTCCATGGCGCCCACCGCCAGGGTCGAGTCTGCTTGAATCGCGCTGATCATCTGTTCGATTTCCTGGGTTGACTGCTGGGTGCGGTGGGCTAGGGCCCGGACTTCATCGGCCACTACCGCAAAGCCACGGCCTTGCTCGCCGGCGCGGGCGGCTTCAATGGCAGCGTTGAGCGCCAGCAGGTTGGTCTGCTCGGCAATCGCGCGAATCACCTCGACCACCTTGCTGATGTCCTGGGCCCTGCCGGACAACGCCTTGACCTGCTCACCAGTGCTGGCCACATTGCTGGCCAGGCTTTCGATAGCTTTTAGGGTTTGTGCCACATTCTCGATACCCGAGCGTGTAAATTCCATAGACTCGCGGGAAGATTGCGCGGCGGCTTCGGCATTGCGTGCTACCTCGTCCACCGCAGCGCTCATTTCGGTCACAGCAGTGGCGGCCTGATTGACCTCATCGTTCTGCCGCACCAGCCCGCGGCTGGCGTCTTCGGTTACAGCGGTCATTTCTTCCGCGGCCGACGCCAGTTGGGTGGAGGAGTCGGCGATAAGGGCGATGGTTTCCCGCAGGTTGCTCTGCATCTTCGCCAGGGCGGCCAGCAGGCGGCCTGCTTCATCGCGGCCACTAATCCCTATTTCTCTGGACAGGTCGCTGCCGGCAATGCGCTCAGCCACGGCCAGGGCATCGCTGATGGGCGAGGTGATGCTCCGGGTGAGCACCGTAGCTATCACTACAGTGAGTAACACGGTTACCGCCAGAAGCCCGATCACGAGCGATACGCCGTTGCTGTAGGTCGAAGCGGCATTGATGCCTGCTTGCTTGGCGCCCTCGTCGTTAAAGTCCGAGAGCTTTGTAAGCTTTTCCTGCATAGCATTGGTCATCGGGCTGACGCGGGTATTGATCAGAGTAATGGCTGCGGCGTTGTCACCACTTCGCAACAAAGGCTCCAGCTCATCCAACAGCTTGAAATACTGCTGCACATCGCCGACCACTGGCTGGTAGAGCTCACGCTCTGCTGGCCCGGTAACCAAGGGTTCGTAATTGCTTATGGTGTTCTGCAGCGTGTTGCGGTAGCCGCTCAACGCGGCGACGCGGGTTTGGCGCTGTTGTTCGTCGGTGGTCACGGTAATGCGTATGCTTTCTAGGCGCAGGCGCAAGACGCCTGTCTGCATCTTGCCGATCTCACGGATGCTCGCCATCCAATTAGTTTCGACATCCTGCTCCGATTCTCGAAGCTTGCCCATCTGCATCACGGCGACAACGCCGAGGGTAAAAACCACCAGGATAATGAGTGAGAAGAAGGCGGCAGACCTTGGAGCAAGGTTCATAGTCCTTACATTCATTTTTATTTCCTTTAGAAAGGTAGGCACTGCTGTTATTCCAAGCTATCGACCAAGAGGTCTGGAACATAAGTCCGACCGAAATGGGCTTAGCAAAACCGTTAGCAAGACATCGAACTGGAGCAGCTGATCTCATTTAGATATCACTCTAGTTCAGGCTATTTGATAAAACCTTTCCGCTGGCGTGAATTTTTTGTGCTTACCGGAGAGTGTGGTTTGCCATGCTGAGAGATCGCAGACCAAATCAGAAACAAGAAGCCCGGCACTGGGCCGGGCTTCGATGTAGCAGCGTCAGAAACTAACGATGCTTGTTCTTGTGTTTATGCTTGTTGTTGCCTTTGTGCTTCTTACCATCCGACCGATGATTGCTTTCATCATCCGCTAGGTTGTTTCCTAGCGCGCTACCTGCAGCGCCGCTGAGACTTGCACCGATAGTCGAACCAGTCGTGCCGCCGAGGCGATTACCAATTAGTGAATCGCCCCGGATTCAGTGGCTGAAGCGTGCGTGCCGCCATTGAATGCCTTCAGCATGGCGCAGGCAAACCTTCGAGTCGAACTTGACTGAATGAGTGGAAGAAGGAACATCGCAACGAGGGGCTGGCCCATGTGAAAATTGTAGTGCTTGAGTTCGGTCGGCAGGACTCCGGGAGAGAGGGATTTACTGTCTAAAATTACCTCAAGCTGCCTTACATTCATTGGGCGAAACACGCGCTATCTTGCGGTGGGGGTTTAGACAGTAAGCCGCTGAAAGCCATGCAGTACGTGGCCTATACGCCTCTCCAGCCCATACTGCTGCATCATCGAAGGCTACCGCTGAGAACTGGCTGAGTTTAGGGGCGTGCCACGTATACGTCAGTGCTATTGCTCAGCGACTTTCCTGAGTTCGTCGTGTAGCCGCTGATTCTCCCTGAGCAGGTAGTCGCGCTGTTCGGCAACGAGCTTCATGCCCAGGATGGCGGGCTCGGAACATCGCTCTTTGAGCTCTCCGATCTCGGCCAGCGCCTTCTTGAGGACTGCCTGCGCCTCGGCCTTGCTGGTGGCCAGCGCATCGTTCATCTGGACCAGCCCTGCGATGTTCTTCCGGGCCTTGCGCAGCAGCGCCTGAGTCTCGCTGAGTTCGTCCTCGAGCAGAGAGCACTGATGCTTGTACATTTCCAGGGGCGTAGGGCAGCCAAGCCACGCTGAGGTGTCTTCGTCGATGTGCATGGTGGGTAAATCCGAATGCTGTATGTGCATACAGTAATCGAGCTTTTGCCGTTGCGCGATTTGAGGCGACGAGAGGCGGTCAGTCCGGTGTCATGAGGACAGCCAGGGTCAGCTTTATAAACTCTTCGTTCTCGTCGATGGTGTGCAGGGCGCCGCGCACGTTCTCTGCTACTTCGGAGGAACCGCGCTGTTCCACCCAGTTCGATAGCTCCATGATGGAGGCTTCGAGGGCGAGTTGGTTTTCGTAGAGCTTCGAGAGCAGGGAAGGGATCAGGTCTGAGTTCGGCAT